AGTTATTTGTTTTTGGAATTGTTTGACTTGATTAAGTCGGATCAACTATTCGATATGCCAATCTTTTATCTGTAAAGATTTCTTCTCCATTATCTTTTAATCTTGTGATATTACAAGACAAATGCATTTCATCATATTTCAGATTTGAAATTCTACAATTAGATTGGATGCTATTGCCTACCATAACTTTTGACTTGAAGAAAACTGCTTTGCCATCATAATTCTTATGTGCGTCACAATAAGTATGCCAACTGTCTGCTTCAACTACTCTTGATTGATGATCTCTGATGATATTATTTTTATCAATGATTAGATTTGTTTCAATTACTTCTATGTGTATCACCTCTATTCATATATTCTCCAAACTATCTAAAAACTGTTGCATCCACAAATTCTTTTCAACAGTTCGTTTCAAATCTTCCTGCCATCGTCTGTACGCCCTTTCAACATCTTTTTCACAAGACTCGTTAATGTCATTCATATAAGCATAAACTGCTTTGTCACTAATATCTAATTCCTTGTTCAAATCATCTTCCAAGTATTTATAGTAAGATGTGTTCATAGATATATCTATTTGCTCTAATGCAAACTTTTTCAATCCTTCATGTTCATCTGTTGGTGGATTCCACTTTACAACTTCGTCTCTAACCTTCTTATATTTTTCATCCTCTGTTTTATAATTATCCAAACATTTCTTAGCAGAAGCGATTCTATCATTGTAACTTTTAATCATTTCCTGTTTTACTTCATCAAAAGTCATCTGTCTGTACTTATTACGAACTTCGACAGCTTTATCATATTCTTTCTTATAATAAGAATTTGGTTCAAAATGTGTCGGAGTTGGTACTGATAACGATTCATCTCTCATGTCCATAGAAATACCAAAATTCCTCGTACAGAGTTTTAAGAAATCTTTTCCTGTTGTAATATCTCCATTTTGTATATATGCTGTATAACCTGTTGGCACTTTTCTCACCTCTCGTCTTTTAAAATTAACCAATATAGAAAACTTAGAAAAGTAAAACTAAGTCCCAATATTTTATTCTCTGTTTGATATGCGTACATTGTTGTTCCACTGCAAAACCAAACTAACAGAAAAGCTAATGCTTGTTTTATGTATTGTTTCATATTATTGCACCTCTTAAATCCAAAGAAACAGTGATTTACTGTGAACTACTTCACTTACTTATTCTCTGTTTTACTCTTATTATCCAACTCTTTTAATGTTTCCGTTATTTTCAAAACTTCTTCGTTAATACATTCATTCAATTCCTTTTGATATTGCTCAATACTTTTCTTATATTTTTTCAATATTATTGAAATCACTAGATTCACCTCATCTTCTGATAATATATTCTCCGTATTTGAGCATTTTGAATGAATAAATAATTTTGCCGATGAATCATTATCATTGTTATAAGATTTAATGTTATCAATAATAATTTTTGCATTACTGCTTATTGAATCAATATTACTAATAAAACAACGGCAAGCGTTATATGTTTGATTATTCATATCCACCTCTTACTTATTCTCTATTCGATTTTTATTTTTATTGGAAATTGTGATTCGAATGAATCATAGATAAGTTAGATTTATTTATTAAATAAATATTCATCACATTTAAAGCCGTTCTTATTTAACCAATCGGATACTAAATGACGATGACAAAAATCTGTAGGCTTTTCATAGCAAATCAAAGCAATATCATTTTCTCCAACATTATATCCATAACATATCCTTGATAAATCCAGAATAACATCTGTTGCATTTAATTTACTTAACACTTGCTCGTTAAAACATTTAATGTAATATTCATTGTCATGATTTTTCTTCCATTCCATAAAGAAATCATATTTTGGCGCAAGTTTCTTATACTGTAACCCTGTATACCAATTAGGTGCTTTTCCGCAAATCGAAATTGGGACTATATTATCTGGTAACGATTTAAGTTTTGCAAAATAACTTGTATATATCACATTCTTACCTCCAACTATATATTTTCTTGTTTATATAAAGTGTTATCTATTGCCTAACTTCCATATTTTTATAAATAACTTTATGAGTACATCCACTATTGCTAAAAGAATCACAAATAACATACCTGGAATAGATAATAAAAATATAACGCTTGAAAGAAATTTACCTAAAATATTTCTATCTTTAAATAAATCAATAACGAAATTCTTTATAGAATTGAGAATAGATATATTTTTAATATCCGCTTTGCAGCATATATAGAATCCTGCAAATAAAATACTCAATATTACAAATATGCTTAACAAAGCAATTACTCTATCAGTACACATTTTATTTCTCCTTGTCTCCAATCTGCACCAAGAAATGTCAGTTTACTTGGATTTTAAAACATGCCATTAAATCTATTATTGAATCTATCATTAAAATTTTTAGTCATATTCTTCATCTGACGCTTCATAGAACAATAAATAATAAATTTAATCACAAGAAGCAATCCACCAATACCAAACAAAATATATTCAACAATTGTTGGAATTGCTAAAATTGCATTTGCTTTTAATACCTCTGCTACGATTCCTAAAATAATAAATACACACCACATAATTTTATATTCTCCCTTCGTTTTAATTTAATAAGCTTTTATCAATAATCTGAAAGTTTGCTCTGTGAATATATAATGCTTTACCGTCAATCATAAGTTTTGTAGTCTTAGGTAAATCTTGACATACCTGCCAATACACTTCATCACCTGAATAAGCACAAATCGGATCGCCTAACTGAGACTGAATTACAACTACTCTTGATTTACCAAAGTAATTCTTATATTTATTCACAACACTTGCAATTATTACATTGTCTCCTAAACTGCCATCTGTTGTACTATTGATAACTTCTGGACTCTTAAAATCTACTTCTGGATTTAATCCTTTCTCGGAAAAAATCATTGTACTTCCACAACTCTCTACCTCTTTACCATCAATGGTAACTGTCACTACACTAGATAATGTCTGTGCATATCCCCATCCACCATCAGAACTATACGACTGTTCTTTGACAATGTTGGATGCAAGATCAATTTTCTGACCACTCATATCCATGAACTTTTCACCTTCATTAGAATAAAACGAAGCATTATATGTATTACCTGTGATTGAACCATTTAGTTCATTTACTTCGTTATCTAATAATGCACATCCTGATAAACTTCCTACTGCTAACGCAGCAACTAAAATTGCTGTTACAATTTTCTTTCTCATGTGTTCCTCCTTTATATTCTCTTATTTCGTTCCCAAGAAATCGAAATTTACTTTGTTTCATATTCTATTGCAGCTAACACTTCTCTGTATGGTGTTTCCCTTGTTTTTGTACTTCCCCATTGGGTATATGTTCCTTTTAAACCTGTGTTAAATGGTTTTATAACTTCATACTTGCAATATTTTGTAGAATTATTCAAAAATGCCAATCCTTCATGACAAGCCAACATATCGTGCTGACGCTTTTTATCTTTAACATTATATGTATCAAATAATTCTTTATATTTCTCATCCGACCATATACCAACTCTTGTATTTCTGGAATCATGGCACACATTTTTTCCAACAAGTACTATATTAGATATTCTTTCTTTTCCAGCTTTTAAGACATAATCAGTTGCATTTACATCGCAATTAAAGTTAAACGTTCTTACTGTTTCTTTCCCTTTAAACTTATCCAATTCAAATGAAGCAATATTCGTACCAACAAAACCACCATTCATCACTAGCCAGTCAATGTGATGCATTTTGATGTAATCAGCAACAAGCGTTAATGCTCCACCAACAAATACAAATTTTGCAATTGGTGGCATTTTCTTTAATATTTGAACGCCCAAACTTTCAAGAATGTCTTTTCTTTTCAACCCATCTTCTGTTATTGGATATGGATCACATACAACACATTTCAATACACCTTCGTTATGAAGATAATGTGCTGCAACAACATCATCAACATCCTGATCTAAATCTGCAATGTATACTATTTCTTTCTCCAATTTTTCACCTCCAATGAAACCGATATTTCTTGTCCTTTTTATTACTATATATAGTAGTTTAAATTTATATAGCCACTATATATAGTATGCGATTTTATGAAATATACCACCTGTTGTATTATTCTCTCTTTTACTTCAATAAAGCAGCAATCTCATCAATTTCCAGCTCTGTTTTCTTGTCATCAGAAAGTAACTTGTTCAACTTACTCTCCATTTTCTTCAAATCAGACTCTTCTTTCTTTAGACCAGATACCTCTAACTTACTCTTAATATCTTTAATCCATGCTGTCACACTGTATCCTGAAATTTCAAAATCAACCATATTAAGATCCTTCGCAGACATTAAATATGAATTCAATCTAATTAAAAGTAATAATAATGCATCGTCTGAACACACATTGAGATTAATTGTCATTCCATCCATATTAAGAACACAATTTGTTTCAGGAATAAACCTAACCTTCTTCTCAGAAATTGATTTCTTCTTTGTTTCAATCTGTTTCTTTAATTCTAAAATTCTGTCATCATTTTTACTCATTAAACTCGTACTCCTTTTCATATTCTCTACCATTTACTAAATATTTCTGCTTACATACTGGTTTTAACTTTTCAAAAACTGTTTCAATAGAAACTGGAATCATATGCGTCTGAATTTCTTTTTGACCATAACGTACTTCCACTTCTCTTTCTTCTGTCGGGAAAATATCAATTGCTTCCTTATCTCCATGATATATATTTTTGGTACTATATTTATAAACAGTATATTTGCCGTTATCTTCTGACCTATATGGCGTTGTCATTTCATATTTAATATATTCTCCATCGTTGTTTACCATAAAGCGAACATCGACATATTTTCTTGTTATATCATCATCGACATATGTATTAATTGCTTTTTCATAAAAATCTTCAAATGAGATATTTACAATTTTATCCTTGCTATCGTCTATAGGGGAGAATTGATAAGATGATTCCATTGAATCATAAATTTCAGAATATTTAGAAGTGCATTTATCATCGAGACAACTAATAAGTTTGTTTTTAGGGACACTTTTAAATTGCTCAAATTCATACTTCCCATCGCTTAATCTTGCAAACCAATGCATTTTACCATATGGAAGGTTGTTAATTCCTTTATAAGAAATTTTTGTATATCCAAATCGAGTTGGTTCATTTGGAATATCTTTATAGGATTTAGTTTTTACAGTTTTACCATCCTGTATAAATTCATAACCATAACCGTATGTTTCAAAACGTCCCATATAAATCCATTCGATATTTTCTTTTGTAAGATATGTTGCACCAAGAATCAAGTCTCTTGTCTTAATAGATTCATTGTTATGTACAATCTTATTATAAGCTGCAATCTGTTTATAATCAGGTGACTCAACTGGCATAAGAACCAAATCCTTACCATCCCATCCATATATAAATTCTCCTTCAAGCCCCTTACCCTTAATACAGTTTGCATTTTCAAGAATGTATAATAAATTCTCAATAGTAATCTCAAATTCAAAACCTCGTGGATCGTACACTCTACAATAAGCATGTCTGTGATCCCAACCTGTAGAATAATCACCTGCTTTTTTATTAAGTACAAATCCTTCAGTTGGAATATTATCATATTCGTTATTTGGAATATTCTTATCTCGCCAACCATTCCACGAAGTCTCTTTTCGCAGCTTACCCTTCTCATCATAGTAAATGACATAGGCAAGTTTTCCTGTATAAGTTCCTGAACGATTTTGATATCCAACATTTATCGTTTTAGGAATAAAAATGCTACTATTCATTCTGTTGTCTTCTCCTTTCTTTTCCTAATTGATTACTCTTTCAAAATACTTCCTACTTATTGTTATTCGCTCTTTAAATCAATCCTTTTTCAATTAATTCTCCTAAGTAGTAATATCTATCTAAGTAGTCGTCTTCACCAAGAATATATTTATCACAATCTTCTACTTCTTCCATTTCATCAATCCATTTTTCCCAGTTGTCTGCAATGAACTGACAAAACTCTTCGCCACTTCCACGCAAGAAGCATCTACCAACCCATTCAGCTTTCATCTCTTTGCCAGGATAAACTAATGTGAAATAAATTCCATTCTCAATCAAAGCGTCTATAACTTCTTTATAACTACTTACAAAGATGTAATCAACTTTCCCAATATTGTCTTTAATGTGCTGGATATAATTCTTTGGAAATTCAGGATTGTGATACCTTTCAATTTTATCTGATTTAACTGGATTGTAATCATAACACCAACTAAACTGACTGCTATCGCTGTCGAGAATCTTGTAACCTTTCTCATTTAGTTTTTTAAAAGCATATGTCTTACCACAAGCAGGGAATGCACTAATAATTTTTGTGTTCATTGCTTATTCTCCTCTCAATTTCTCTAAAATTAAAACAAATTAATATCTTCTATATTTTTAGCCCATGTATACGCAACATATAATTGTCCATTAAAAATTCCATAAACAGGATGATTCCTATGTTCAAAATAATCTAAACAATAAAGCATCTCATTTTTTAAATCGTTTAAATCCTGTCCAACATCAACTTTACAAATTGTTGTATGTTCTCTCATTAATATCTCCTTATATTCTCCTTTCAAATTTCCAAAAGAAACGAATCTTTCTTGTCCTCAGTTCACATCATTATGTGTTTCGCCATCTGAGTAATAAATGTTCCAATCCTT